TAGTCAGTCAACCAATCGGCAAGATCCACAAAGAAATCATTTATAATCTTGAGACTGATGTCCGTTCTAATTTTGCTATAATGATTGCTCGTGGGCATTATAAGACATATGTGTTCTCTAGAGCTTATCCATTGTGGTTATTATATAAGGCAGACAAGCCAGTTCATATTGTTATCCAGTCTATGAACCAAGATATGGCTCGTAGGATTCTTGGATTGATCAGAGATGTGTTATTAACCAACCCTAATTTTGCACACTTTAAGTTTAAAAAAGAAACTGATAAATTATTAGAGTTATATTTGCCTGGTAAGGAAGAAGACTCAGAAAACACACATCGTATTTATTCAGTTCCTGTTGGCACCAGAGGTCTTCACGGTGATTTGATTATCGTGGACGATATTATGAAAGATGATGATGGTAATTCATCTACTAATATGAAGAAATTAAAAAGACTATTCTGGAATGCAACGTCTCCAATGGCTAATGCAAGGAATGGTCGTATTTTATTTATCGGCACGCCAATTTGTTATGATGATTTATTTAGCGAATTGTACACATTATCATTATCAGATAGTGGTTGGAGATTCCACAGATACCCAGCAATGTATGAAGACGATAATGGCAACATTTGTGCTTCTTTCCCAGAGGTTTATCCTATAGAAAAACTTGAGCGCATAAAATCACAAGTGCCTAGCTGGACTTGGGAGCAAGAATATATGCTTAATCCAGTTAGTGGTGAGGATTCAATGTTCCCTATTGAGTTACTTAATAGTGCTATTGATTTACCTTATAAAGAATTAACAGAAGACGAAGCAAGGTATAAAAAATATTATTTGGGCTGTGACTTTGCAATGTCCAGTAGTTCTACTGCTGATTATTCTGCATTTTGTGTGGTCAGTAAGGCACCTAATCACCCTATTAATATAGAATATATATGGCACGAAAAAGGCATCCCGGAGAAGGATCAGATTGATAAGATCAAAGAATTATGTAGGTTATATAATATAGATAAAGGGATGGTTGAAAGAAAAGGTATTACTTATTCTATGGGTAACAAGATAATAGAAGACCCAGAACTGACAGCTATTATCGAAAACTGGAATCCTACTAATGAAGAAAAACAAAAAATACTGGGTAATGTTAATCTTATTCTACAACACAAGATGTTGAGGATACCAAGTGATGTAATGCACACAGATAAACTCATTAAAGAAATGCAAACCTTTGGTATTGTTAACGAGAACGGCACACAAAAGTACAAAGCTATTTCTGGTCACGATGATTTAGTCATCGGTGTCGCTCTTGCTATTTCTGCGGCTGGTGGGTGGGTGTTCGAAGAAGCTGTTCCTACTACTCTTAGACTAATTTGAAAATAGAAACATTTATAAAGCACACAATACTAATATATATAGTGCGTACTCTATTTTTTAAGTGATGCTAATGGTATTTAAACAGATTGACAGGAACACATACATCCAGAGACCTGGGTATGAGTCCAAAGAAATGGCAAAAGCCAATTTAGGAAAAGTGAAGACACTTACTAATAATGATGAGTTTAGGACACTAGTCCCTTTCGGCGCACCGATTGTGAACCAACCGACTGATTATTGGCAGTTAATCGATTATGTTAAAAAAACTCCTGAACTGATTTCTCCTATAGAAGCATTAGTGACGGATTCTGTTTCTGGGTTCGAATTTGAATTGATTAACCCTAATGATAGTCAGAAAAAGATAGAGCACGCACACCAATTTTGTTTAAGAAACAACTTATTACAGCAATTAAGAAACGCACAAAGAGATAGATACATTTATGGTAACGGCTATTTGATTATCAGTCGTATTTCCGATGATGAGATTAAAGAAGTATTATCAGTCAATGGTTACGAATACAAGTCCAGCGATTATGAGTTTAAGGAATATCGTGGGTTTGTTGACGAACTATCTTATAAAAATGCATTAATTAAATATGTACCATCTACTACTATGAGTGTATTCGTTGAAGACAAGTTTGGCGAAGTTATCAAATATAAACAAGTAGTCGGCACAGACAGTATTGTTTTTAATAAAGAAGATGTTATTCATTTTAAGGATATTGAATACGATGGCAAATTATTTGGGTATTCTAGAATATATTCTTTGAAATCAGAGATACAAATGCTTTGGTTAGCAAAGGATTATTTAGGCAGATATTTTGATAATAATGCAACACCTAATCTTTTATTCATTTCTCCTAACTTGAAACCAAACACTGCACAGTATGATGATTTTGTCGCACAATTATCCGAGCTTAGAAAGGCAGAGAACAAGCAAAGAAATATATTATCTACTAGCGAAGTTAAAGTAGAGAAACTTAATGATCTTAATACTAATATGCAATTCAAGGAATTGTTAGATTATGTTACTTCTTTAATAGCAATGACTTATCAAGTACCACCTACCAGGGTTGGTGTTGCTGGTAGTGCTAATGGTGAGGCTGTAACTTTGACAAACCAAGGATACTATAGAAACATATCATCTACACAAGACTATCTTGAAGAAATATTAAACACACAATTGTTTATTCCTATACTAGGTGTTAAGGGTAAATTAAAAAGAGATTATAAAGAAGATATGCAAAGAGAAGCAGCAATCAATAAATCTAAGTTAGATTCTATTGAGCAAATGGTCAGAGCTAATTTGATCACAAGAGAAGCAGGTGCTAAACTTGCTATGTCATTTATGGGTTTCTCAGAGCAAGATATACCTACTGAAGAATCCATTGTGGAAAAGAGCAATCAATATATGCAAAACCAACAAAGTGACACAGCATTATTAGACGCACCACAACAACACGAAAGGATGAATAAAACCCCTAAAAAATATAAGTGATATTTATGATTAAAGACGTAAAAACAAAGCCAGAAGATTTCTTTTATGTATATAATACATCTGACTTTGAAATAAAAAGCGAAGGCGACGACTTTTATGTTTCTGGATTCATATCTACAGAGACTGTAGACGAGAACGGAGATATATTAGACCAACAAAAATTATTAACCAATCTTACGGACAGATCAAATCCGTATGCTCAATACTTATCATATAAACACAAATGGCTGAAAGGAGATAAAGAAGATTTTTCTAATGCGCTTGGTGTTCTGCAAAAAGCAGAGATTAAAGAAAACCCTTTAAATGGCAAACCAGGCGTATGGGCAGAATACAAATTATTAAAGACAAGCCCTTATTTTGATTCGGCTAAATATGATATTGAAAACAGAGGAGTTAGTGGATTCAGCATAGAGTTTAAGGATGCTAAACGGAAACCTATAAACATTGCTACTAGATTTGCTAATTTCTTAGAAGATTATGTTTTCGGAGGTGTAGGGATTGTCGCAAGGGCAGCAGTCAAGTCTGCAATTATAGACGGTTTTTATGCTAAAGAATATGAAATAACTGAAGAAGGAGTTGAAAATATGGAAGGTAAAGAAGATGCACAGGTTAAAACTGAGTCAGTAACTGAGCCAGTAACTGAGCCAGTAAAAGCACCAGAACCAGTAGTTGACACACCTAATACTGATGAATTAGATAAGATGAAATCAGAATTAGACGCACAAAAAAAAGAATTAGAAAGATTAAAAATCGAACACGAAAAAGAACTAGTTAAACAAGAACTGGAAAATCTTAAAGCAAAAAGCAAGGTTTTGGTTGAAACAGGCATACACAAGCAAGAGGATGTCGCACCAAGCACACAACCAACACAATCTATTGATCCAAAAGAGACATTAAAGGCAGAAATAAAAACTATACTTGATGATCCAAAACTAAGCAGACACGATAAGATATCACGAGTTCTTGATAAAACATTTACACAACAAAAAATATAGGTGAAAATATGACATACGAAGCAAAAGGTTTATTACAATGGACAGACGTTGGAATAGCAGATGTTTGGGAACCAGTTATCCAAGATTTATTAAATTCAGAAGCTGTGTTTTTCGGCCAAGCACCAAAGAGAAAATCCTTATCTATTGACCACCAATTTGTGGCAAGAACAGGAAGAAACTCTGCTGTTGGACCAATCAAATCTGTTGATGCAATCACAGGCGACTCCACTGCAAAAATAGAGTTAACACACAAACTAAAACAATATAGAGCTGCTGTGTATATCGAAGACGCAAGAGTCCTAGAAGCACAAGTTAACGGTATTGGAAAATTAAAAGACGCTTGGGCATCCGAAATAGAATTTACAACTTTAGATTTAGCACAAGACATCAACACAGCATTATTTGGAACTAGCCAAACAGAAGGATTCCATACAGGTGGCATTGCTAATCCAATGGACGGTTTAAGAGGTTTATTATCCCCAACAGGAGTTATCTACGGAAAAGACAGATCTACA